CTTTAACCCCGTAACTGCTGTATCAAAATTATTAAATATTATATTAGGATAAAAAGAAGTAGTTATAGTATAAGCAGGAGAAGAATAATAAGGAGTTGTTACACCCGCCATATTTACTCCATAAACTCTTACTACATATTGAGTATCCGCTTCAACTGGTTCTATATGAAACCAGTTATCAAAAGTTTTTCCTACAATATCTACCCCATAATCATCTAAAGAAGAGGCGTATTTAGTCCTTTCAATTACAGCTTCTTTCATTAAACAATCTGTAGGTTTAGTCCATTTTACATCTAATCCTCTAGTTATTATACCAGTACCATCTATTCTCCCATATTCTGAAACTTGTAAATTTTGTGGTATAGCATAAGAAACTAATGTACTATAATTTACACTTGGTAATATTGGTTCATCAGTATCACATTTATAAACATCTTCATTATATTCTATTGCAGTAATAGTACATATTTGATCTGCATCTACACTTATGTTAGTTACCTTAAAAGGTTTTGCTTCTATATTTAAAACACCAAAAGTATAAGGATCATATTGAGAAGGAATAGTAGTAAAGTTTGTGCTTGTAGTTAATACTGTTGTAGTTCCTGCAGAATTTGTTATTGTTTTTTCTACTATTGTGTCATCAGAAAGTCTTAACATTATGGCATCATTACTTCCTGATACAGTAACAACCCTATCTAATGTAACGGTATTTGTAGTAGCTGAAACTACTTTACCACCATATCCCCATTGTGGTACTTCATGGCTTACATTTATAACATCCCCAACAGTACAAGCTATAGCATCTACATCTGCACTAAAAGTTACTGTTCTAAATAATAACTCATTTAAATATAATCTATATGTCCCATACCTCCAAGCTTCTGAAGGAGTAGTTATTCCAAACAATTGTAGACTTACTTTATTACTAGGATTATCTATATTAGTATTGAAAACATTTAATTGGTCTCTTTCATAATCATTTTCTGAATTATTAAATTCTATTTCTAATTCACTAGCTCTCTCATCTGAAGATAAAAAAGTTTCTTTAAATGTTCTTTGTATGATGTTACCAGTAGAAAATAACTGAACTGGATCTGAAATAGTATCATAAACAAAACCTATCTTTACTCCATTCCAAGTAGGAACTGCTCTTCCTACTTGGCATACTTTTAACACAGCTTCCCACATAATACTTTCACTATCAAAACAACCATTAAACGTACATCTTTCTTCCCAACCACCTGCTCCATTTGTAACAGTAGCTGCACAAAAATTAGCCCAATTAGTAACAGAAGCATAATCTATTTGAGAAGGATCTCTTCCGTCAAATCTTAAAATCACACTTTCTTCTTCCCAAGTATCTAAACTACTTACTTGTGTAATAGCTCTTACTCCTGCTACCCAAAGAGGTTCTGTAGAACCTGAGGTATGTGCTCGTATACACCTAAAACGACTTGTATATCCTTTTGTACTCAGTACTCGATCACCAATTGAATAAGCAGTAGTTGCTGCCCAATTAGAAATTCCAGTTGTTATTGGACCAATAACAGGTTGTGTTATTATATCAGTGGCTACCCAAGCAGGATTATGTGAGGCATCAAAAGTTATATTATGTATAGTATAAGCGGAACTCCAAGTACTTGTACCTGTGTAAGCAGGATAAATACTAGCATGGGTATTATCAATTAAATCTACTATAGAATAAGTTTTTCTATCTGATCCTATTTGAATCAAATCACCAATAGAAACATTAGCAAGCCAGGAAGTAGAATTTCCTACAATGGAAGTAGGCCATCCAGTATCCATATCAACTGTACCAACACCATAAGTACCAGTTCTAGTTGCTATATAAGAACCTTCTGTTATGCAAGAGAATTTTAAACTTCCTGATAATTGCCCAGAACTTAATGCTCTTACACTAGCTAAGGCTTGTCTAGGATAAGAAAAATCATCTCTAACAACTTTACGTATTGTAGTTAATCTAAGTTCATCCCCATACCTTATTGATTCCTCAGAATCAGGTACAGCAGAGTTCTTATCTGGGGTTACTTTAGCAACTCTTATTGAAGTTACATTTTGAGCTTGTTTATAGAAAAAAGTTTTTCTAATAACATTATAAGTGTGTCCCATAATAGATACAGAATCTAATGAAGGATCAGTATTCCAATTATAATTATGTTTTTTTATAGTAGAACCTAAATACCAGTTAAGATCCGCTCCTCTATAAGTATCATAATATTCACCTTCTGTATGATCTGTAGAAATAGAGGAACCTGTACTATAAATGAAAAAAGGCATCTCTTTAGTTGAAAAAGTCCACCTTCGTATACAGATATACCAAGTACCATCAACAGGTATTGAAGGATTAACGCTTGGATTAATATCCCTAGAAGCAACCACCCAAGTTCCATTATCTAATACTTCTGTTTGTACACTTACTTTATAAGCATCTAATCCCCCCTCATCATTAGAATACCAAAGGCCATTGGGGAAAGTTACTTCTATTTCAAGATCATCATATCCTGACATAGTAACTGCTTTAGTTACAGTACTTCCATAACTTACTAAATCATTATACTCTGTTTCTACTTTAGTATCTGAAAAATTAGAACATACTGGTTGACGTAAAGTACCAAGTCTAGTTTCAATGTCTACGTTTTTGTATAGATTATGTAATTGATCGTTTATTTTTACACTTGATATTGATTTTATTGGACCTATTCCTAAACACACAAGAATATTAATTATCTGGTCATCATCATCACTTTCTATATAAGCTGATATAATATTTCCATATAACTTATTAATGCCATAATATTTAGGTATAACTATTCCTTGCTGCTGAGTAGTTTGTGGGTTCCAAGAATAAGCATGTACTTCTTTTTCAGGAGCATCTACTTTTATATTATTTGGTAAGAGTGCTCCTACTAACAGTCCTCCTACCATCATTATACCAGCAGCCCATAGTCCTTGTGTACCACCAAAAGTAGTTACCAGATAAGGAGCTACTTGCCAAGCAATGACCATTATAGCAATCATCAAAACTATTCTTAATATGCTTTTACCTGAGTCATCACCACGTATATCAGGAACAAGTAAAAGCTCATCCTTATGGTTTAAAGTAGTTGTAGAATATTCGTTATAGGGAATTACTTTACCATTAATAGAAGCTATTATTTCTTGGTCTTTTGGAAATGTTTTTAGTATTAATTCAGTTATAGTTTCTCCAGAATAATCTAAAAGCTTAATATCCCTATTAAGATTATCTCTAGGACGTAAAGCACTTGTAAGTTTTATTAACTTATATTTATTCTGTTCCATTATATAAATAATAACCCTCTATTCTTCTTCCCCAACTTATACTGTCCAATCTTTCTATAGTAACTCCGAGTTTTCTATTCAATACATGAATAAACCTATTACAATCTTCTAATACTATTCCTATATGAGAAACATAAGGATATTTAATATAAAAAGTAACAAAACAAAAAGGTTCTGGTTTTTCTATTCTTTTAAATAAACATTTATTATCTTTTACTAAAACATCTATTAAACTAGCCTCTCCAGGATCATTAAATGAAGGAATTTCCTTTCCTCTTCTATGATAAAGTAGTTTGCACAAATCATAACAAAAATACTCTTTATTTCCTATTAAATCTTTATACAAATCTGATTCCACCAGAAGCTAGTCCTTTATGTCCACCAAAGTTTTCAGAATTGTTTCTTGCTCTACAATCATTGTAACTTCTACCACAAGTAGTAAGGGTAACTGTTCCAGAAAATGAACACTCCTCTGATCTAAATCTCCAATTACAATGTTCAGCTATATATCTATATAGTGGAAACCTTCTAGCCATAGGGTTACTAGGACCTAGAGTAATACTTACATAACTCTCATCAGCTTCAGTTTTTTGTATAGTAAATACCATTTCAAAATCTGAATAATCAGAAGCTAAATTATCACTATTTACTATATTTAATATTACTTCTTCACCAACAGCCCCATTATATTGTTCTATATAAGCCTGTATTACTCTAGTCACATTACTTACTTTTATAACTAAAGAAGGAATCTCCCCTTTTGAAGAACTTATTATAGGTTCTATATCAAAAGGGAATGCTGTATATAATTGTCCTTGAAACGTTATGTCTTCATTATTTCTAACAAGATATAAAGTAATATCAGGTAATATTATTTCTATAAAAAATAACCAAGCTGATCCTGTTTCAGATTTGTTTTTTTCTAAGATTAATTCAGCAGGAAGTGTTCTCATACTTGTCTTACCTTAAATTCACAACTCCAATAATCTGTTATTATGTGAGAAAATTTAGGAAGACCCCCTTCTGGAAACTTAACAGTGTGTGTTACTAAAGATTGAGGATGTGTCCAACTAAAAGAAAACCCTCCCTGTTCCACAGTTCCTATAAAAGCTTCTAAAGTAGTTTTGTCACTAGTAGTTATCATATCATATTTTACTGTAAAAGTAATTCTAGTTCTTGTATACCTTTTTCTAGTGTGTGTGTAACCTGCTTCCATCTCCGTTCTTATAGTAACGTCTTCTTGTTCCTCATCTAAAGGAAAAGAAGGAAGCATAGTTAATGTTGGAAAAGTAGGCATTATCCTAACCCCTTAAAAGCATTTCTTATTGGTCCATTCTTATTTAAATCCTCAAGTATTACCCCTACTACATAACCTTTACCATCAAATGAAACTTTTCCTTGAGAGCCTTTTACTTCTGTACTTGATTTGTTTTCTATATTAACTTGTACAGACATTCCTTGTCCGTCCATTGAACCATTATTCAATCTATCAAGATTTCTCATTCCTCTTCTGCTTACTACACCTTCTCCTGTTTGCCCTACTATAAGCCTCTCATCAGGTTGTAAACCACCACCTGTATGAAATTTAGGAAGATAACCTACCTCACCTCCTGAATGAGCTAAATTAGGAGATACTGTTAAACCAGGAGTTGAAGTAGAACCAGTACCAGCAGTATTAGTTCCAAACCAACTAGTAGGAACCATACTTAAAAGACCCTCAACAGCTTTTTGTGCCATAAATTTAGATAAAGCTTTACTTACATCACTTAAAAAACTAAGGAAATAATCTCTAAAACTTTGAAGCTTTCCCTGCATTGCATCAAAAAAGAAAGTATCAAAAGCACTAGTCATCGACTGTCCTATTGAGGTAAATACATCATAAAGTTGTTTTCCTGTAGTACCAAAACTTATTTTAAGATCTCTTAATGATCTATTAAATAACTTACCAAGATCACCAATACCATTATAAAGAGTATTTATATCTTCTTCGTGCTCTATAAATAGTTTCTGTCTTTCAGATAAATATTTTTCATCTATCATTAAAAGAGTTTGTCTATACTCACTCATCTTAACACTGAATTGATTTTCTAATTGTACTCTTTTTTCTTCTCCTTCTTTTGTCATAGCATAATCAGCATTATACTGTCTTACAACTTCTTGAATGGCTGAATCCGCTGCTTTAGTATCTAATTCTTCTTGTTTTTTTAATTTTCCTTCTAAAAAAGTATAATAAGTATCTGAATTTATCATCATCTTATCATACATATACTTATTCATTTCACTTTGTCTTTCTATTTGTGAACCCGTTGCTTCAACGTTCTGTCTTGCATTAAGAGCTTCCATTGTAGCAATATGTTTTATTTTTTCTGCTTCTATGTTTCTATTTCTTAATACTTCATCATTATCTAGTTTTTTTAGTTCAGTATTAGATTTTGCTTTTAACCCAAAGATAACAGCAAATGATTTTCCTAAAGTAGCTGCTAATTTTTCCGTTCTTGCTTCACTTTCAGTTCCTGCATCTTTACCACCAGTTCTAGTAACTAAACTTTCCCCTAATAAGTCCCCTAACGCTTTTTGTGCTGTTTTTATCTTACTTTCAATTCCCTCACCACTCCCCATTATACCAGAAAACTTATCCCAAAAAGCATTTGCTTGTTCTTTAGCAGCTTCTTCTGCTATTCCTTTATTATGAAGAACTATCATTAAAGCGTCTTTAGCTTTACCTTTTTCATCTTCTATTTCTTTAGCAGTATTACTAGTGATTAATTCTTTTCTTTTAGCATAATACAAATCATCAGATATTAATTTTAGTTTATTAAGTTCTTCAAGTGCTTGTAATTCAGCATCCCCTTCTGCTCTATCAATAGACCTAAAAGCATCATGAAATTCTCTATTAGCAGCAAGTCTTTCACTATAATATGTTTTTGTTTTATCTTTTAATGAAGCTCCACTTCCGGTACTATCTCCTGGAGGTGGGGGGGTTTCTAAAGATGCCAACTTCTTTTTATATTCTGCAGCGGTAATTAGTTTTGCGTTGTATTCTTTTTTAAGAGAAGCTAATACTTTACTCTCATAATTACCAGAATTTCCTGGAATAAAAGAACCCACCTTTTCGGTTGCTCTGTAAAAACTACCATTAGTTATTTTTTCAAGTTTTTCTATCTTTTTTTTAAGTTCTTCGGCATCCCATTCTGTTCTATCAAGATCATTAAGAAGCTGATATCTTTTCTTTTTAGCTTCTTCTATAGACATGTTCTGTATTTTTAATTGTTTTTGACTCTCTTCTGCTTCTGTTTTGTCTCCTGGTTCAGATATTTTTGCATTTATAGAATGAACTATTTGAAGTGCTGTAAGAAGACTTATTAACCAAGCATTCTTCTTAGCAAAAACTAATAAAGCATTTCCTAAAAGACCTATTTTTGGTATTAAACCAAGAGACTCAGTTCCAAGTTTAGCCATAGCTTCAGCACCGGCAGTTAATTTTAAAGTTTTGGTAACTAAAGCTGATATAAGTGAGGTCATAATAAGTTTTATTAATACCCCAAAAGTAAAATTAACTCCACCCACTGCTCCTTGTATTTTTTCAAGTAAAGTAATTATAGGAGTAAAAAAGCTAGCCAAAATTTTTAGATCATTTCCCATTTCTTGAGAAAGTACCCCCAAGAATCCCATACTATTATAAGCTATTTTTCCAGCAATCCCAAGTTCTTCAATAGAATGTTTAGCTAATATAGCTTTATCACCAACAGCAAGCAAAGCTCCTAATAATAAATCATTAATAGTTTTATAAAAACCTTTTACAAAACCATCTGAATCCCAAATAGCTTTTGAAAGTTCAGCATAACGGTTCTTCATTAAACCTATTTGTCCAGATACTCTTTGAACCATTTCTGCTGAAGCGGCAGCAGTTCCTCCTGAAGATTCCTGTATAACTTTTGTAAATTTTATAAAATCTTCTAAATATCTAGTTATAGTAGTAACTGATTTTATTCTTTCAAGACCGAACAATTTTCCAAGAATATTCTGAGAATTTACTGATATTCCTTTATCCCCTTCAAGATTAAGTTTATCTCTAAGTTGTGTCATTATAGGAATAAAATTCTTAGCAAGAGTAGCATCAGTATCTATATCTATTCCTAATTGTTTAAAGGTATTTTTTATGTTTTTATCAGAAGTCATTTGTTGCAGCATACCACGAAGGGACCTAGAAGCACTTCCTGCTTTACTTCCTAAATTAGTAACAACTATTTCTAAAGCTAGAAACTCATCTAGACTAAAACCAGCCATATGAGCCATTTCCCCCATATGCTGTAATACTACTGTATATTGTTCTGGTCTAATAACTCCTTTTGCTTGTGCAGCCAGTAATTTATCAAATATTAGTCTAAATTGTTCAGCAGCCATTCCAGAATCTTTCAAAGTGTCTTTAAAAGTGTTCCAAGTACCTGTTAAAGCTACCCCAAATTGTTTCATGTCTATTTCAGGATAAGCTGTTCTTAATTTTGCTATATCTGGAACTATGGCTTTAACTATATCTGCAGGAACACCAGCCCCTATAAAAGACTCTACTGATTTTGCTATTTCTTCAAATGAAACAGGCACATCTATAGCTGCTTGACGTATAGCTAAGATAACCCCTTTCATATCTTCTCTTACGCTATTATTAACTTTACCTGTTGAGGCTTCAAATCTAATTAGTTGTGATGTCCAATCATCTATTTGGGTAGTAAAGTCTACTGCTTGTTTAAAAGAAGAAGCAAAAGCTTGGAGAGGAGTAAATATTAAAGCTTTGGCAGCATACCATCTTACTTGCCAACCTATTAAATCTTTAAAATCATTTATTATTCCTCTAATTCCTATACCATAGTTTCTAAAACCACGTTTACTTCCATCTAATTCCCTATTTAAAGTTTGAAAAGAATTAGTTACTTCTCTTAAAGCTCTTTTAGCTGTTTCTAAATTAGAATCAGGAGGAAAAATACCTGTTTTTATTTGTTC